CCTGCGATTGCGCCGTACGCTGCTAGGTCTACATAACTATCAGATTTACGACTATGCATGAGACGCGCTACTTTAACTAAAGCCATACAAATTGCTACATCATGAGCTGATATTTTTTTATTTAAAAAAGCAGACCATAAGTTAGCGATGTTTTGATGATTGGTAACCCGATCTCCGTAATCCGTGTTTCGTGCTCCGCCGATCAATTCAATGGCTTTGTTAAGTATCTTTTTATAAATCATCATGCATCCTTTCATCACCGTACATTCGGTAACCTTGTTGTTTTTGAGCCTCAACAATATACAAATTGTTTTTAGCTCTGGTGACAGCAACATAAAAAACACGGTGTTCATCATCAGGATTTTTTAAATAAGATCTGTAAACAATCTTTCCTAAATCTAATAACACAATAACATTTTCACATTCTCCGCCTTTAGCTTGATGAATTGTAGAAACACGAATTCGTGGTTCTGCTGTTATGTCTTCACCTATTTTCTCAAGCCGCCGTAAATAAGTAATTTCAAAAGGTGTTAAAGAACTGAGTACGTCCCACCATTCTCCATCGACAAGTAAACCATGATGATCTTTTAGTTGCTGTAATGAAAATAATTGTTTATCATTCTCCACTTTCATTGTTTTGTGACCATGTTTAATTCCAACTTTAGTTTTTATTTTATTATATAAAGTTTTAACCTCGGTTAATGTAACCGTGTTACCAAACTTTAATTTTTTCCATACATCGATAGCCCCTAAAACAGTCGTAGACACTGGTCTATGCTCACCTCTTCCATACCAATAACCTTGTTCTAAAAGTATTTCTTCTATCATTTCATTTCTAATTTTTTTTGTTCTGCCAAGGATCAACCAGTTGCCAGAAGATAAATCAATGTGGCGTAAATGTGGTATACGATATATTTTACCTTCATCTTCTTTTGGTTGCCAAACTTTAGGACGCCTGTTTCGTATTTTAGTAATAATATTATTAGCTAATCGAAACACTCTTCGCGGACAACGATACGATTTATCTAAAACTTTTACTGTTCCTTGTAGAGATATAAATTTATCTACATCAGCGCCTGACCAACGAAAGATAGCTTGATCATCATCACCTGCAATGTAAACCTCTTTACTATTACTAATTAATTTATCTACCATGTTATATTGAACGCGAGGCATGTCCTGAGCTTCGTCTATAAAGAGCACATCAAACTGTGTCGAAACTGTGTCAGTTGTGTAATCAACAATCATATCTGTATAATCATAAAGCTCATTAACTTTTTTGTATTTATTTATAACTCTGTTTAAATAATCTAACTTAACCATATTAATTGGATCAGGATAAAGTCTTACCTCTTCAGCTAAACTAATATCTTTTAAGCGCGCTTTGTTAATAAGATTTATAAATTGATGATTAGAATTCGTATAAACAGAATCATCATTATCATTAAAAACTAAATTAAAACCAACTTTTGAAGACAACTCTTTCCAATGTTTTTGTTTCATTAAGTTATCTTCCTTAACAGCTAGATGTCTAAAAGCAAAACTATGTAACGTTCTAAAGTGAGTTAAATCATCTCTACTTGCTTGAAACTTATGTCTTGCTCTATCCTTAGCTTCATACGCTGCTTTCTTAGAAAAAGAAAAGAAACCAATTCTTTCCCAAGGAACACCCTGTTCTTTTTTTTGCTGACATATATTTAACAGCTCTGTTGTTTTGCCTGTACCAGGAGGTCCTACAATTATATTAATCATTAAAACAATACTCCTTGTGTCTCTATGTTTGTATTTGTTTTGTAATTTTTATTTTTAAACTTAGGGTAATCTAAAATTGGATACTTAAAATTTTTTAAGATTTGTTTTTTATCTTTTTTATTTGCTATAATATAAAGATAACGATGTTTTCTAGGTCGTTGTACAACATGAAATTTATCTGGATTATTTTTTCTTTGTTCTAATGTATATTGCTCACATATTGTTTTACTATGTTTATTTGTTCCTTTCATTCTCCATTCAGTTCTTTTATCAGACAAACCAGTATATAAAAAATTTGTAGCTTGATAAATATATCCTGTGTGATGTTGACTCGTATCTGCATAAGAAACAATTATAACTGGTCTGTGTAAAAGCTTAAAAGAATTACTCACTAAAAAAGAAGCCTCATTTTTAATATTGTTTTTTAAAACAAGCCTATTTAATTCTAATACTTTTTTCCTGTACTCATCTCCTGCAATACCTCTACATAAAGATTGAGAAGCTGGAGATCCATAACAAACAACACCAACTAATTCATCATTAAAAAATAAACCAAAAGAAAACTGTATCATTGGCATTCTTTTTGCATAATGAATTCCTAATATAAAAGGCTTTGTTTCTTCATATTTTATTGGCATTACTTTATAGTTCTCCATAATTAAAATGGTATAACCTCATCTTCGGTTCCTCCTAAAATATCTTTATCTGTTTTTTCTTCTGTTTTTAAATTAGGCATCTTTTCCATCTTTTTAGGTTGTGTATATGCAGGTATTTTCCACGCTCTTGTTTGTATTCCTTTTGGATATACCATCACATCTTTACCCTCTAGATCTTTTATTCGTTGAACTAACCAAGATCTATTCTCTTTAAAGTTTTTCGTATTCTCTAACCATTTTGATAAGTCACGTAAACGAAAGTATGTCGAATTCTCTTCCGCATTAGTATAGGGTTTTTCCATATCTAATTCATCAATATCAAAAGACTCACCTCTTGCGGTACAAAACTCAAATAAATAATCTTTAAACTCACCCACCTTAGATACATCTTCAGGCATATTAATTGTAGTAATTGTTTCAAATAATCCTGACTGTATTTCTTCCCAGTCAGCTTGTTTCATCATAGGTATGTAACGTAATAATTTTCTTTTAACTAATTTACGTAAGCGATGATGATATTCTATTTCATCTTGTACTTGTGTTTCTACTGGATGAGAATCTATATCAAGATACCAAATACGTGGTTCGCGATCCGTGACACGTAAGTTTGCATATACAGGATGATCTTGACCTGATGTGCCTACGCCAAACTTTCTTAATTTACATTTAGCTTTTTGACAAACACTAGCGATAGGTTGATCATTACATTTATACATGTATTTCATGGCACCATCAGCTTTATCAGCGCCAACTTGTTTCATAATAATACCTACCTCATTAGTATTTAAAGGTGGATCCATGTATTCGCGGTTATATGTTTCTAATAAATTCTTCCAGTCATCAGGATTAGACTTACGATAAAAAATTCCCACATTAAATAATCCATTATTTCTTGTCCCTTCTGGATAGCCTTGATCCGTTAAAATTTCTAAACATGGAGGGCCATCAGCCATGTTATTATCTTCTACCTGTATTAATATTTTACCAATATCATCACAGACAAATTTATCATATAACTCAAAGAATTCTTCTAGTGTAGCACCTTCACCATTATCAAGAAACGCGTACCGTGTTTCGCCGTGATAAGGTAAGTTCAGCCACGATCCAGTGTCTTGCTCATCAGAGAGTTTAATTTGTTTAGGAAATACCTCCGCTTTTGCATAGCCAAGATGAGCGCGTATTTCTTTTAACTTTTCATCAAAGAGAAAAGCAGGTTGTGGATTTTTGGAAAATAAAAAAAGATGAGCGCCAAAAGATTTGGAGGCACACATCACTAATGGTAGTTTGTATTTTCGTATTTGTGATAATATTTTTTTATGATCCAAAGGGTACTCGTCAATATCAATACAACCCCACGTACAAGTTGCATCGTCTCGAATGGGAACAATACCTAAAGCACGATCTTTTCCTTCCAGATGATCCTGAAACATTTGTAAAGTAGGTTCTTCATGAACTGTACGCATGCGTCCATCACGCTTGCCATTTTGTTTTGTTTGGGTGTACTCATAAAAACCGTGAGCTCTATCTAACCCATCAAATATATTTTTAAATTTTTCTACTTTCATAAATAATAATATAACTAGGGGCCTTGAAGGCCCCTAACCTAGATAATTAAGGTGATTACGATCCTAAAACGCCACTATCCACATTGGGTGTAACGTCTTTTAAACCGCTATCGTCATTATCATTATTTGCCTCTGGAGCAGGATCTATTGATCCTGATGTCACAAGCTCATGAAAATGTTTAGCCTCCTCCACTATATAAGATGGATTAGGAATATCATTGACTGATTTATCCAAGGTGATTTTCCATCCCCACCAATCATTCTTTTTATTTGCTTCTTGCACACCTTCCATTTTGTATACATTAGCAAACATTGGTAATGTTCTTAGTGACCCATCACTGGATTTAATTTTCTGATTCATCATCATCGTATTCCAATAACGGGATTTTTTATATTGTGTCTTCTGCATAATAATTTGGCATCGTTCAAACGATCCATCATCATTAATTCGTAAAACAAAATACTCAGCCGTCGTTACAATATAGGTAGGAGAGATCGCTCCATTAATCATGTAATGATCTTCCCCATCCGCGCCACGCGTTAAAGCTGGCATGTCTTCAGGCTTATAAATTTTTACAGGTGCACCAGTCCCTTCACCTAAAGGTGACCACTCTACCCCACGTACTCTAAAGGCACATGGAACTACAGCTATGCTTTTGTAAAAGTCTTTTGTAACAGAATTAAAAATATCACCTTGCTCAAGTCCTTCTACAAACTTAGCATTTGATTTTTTAATCTCTGGTGTTTGAGAGCTAGCAATTTTTAAAAATGGTATTGCCATTTCTTGCGCACCAACATTTTCAAAGCCAACACCAATGTGGCTTGAAAAGTCTACAACATTAGTCGATATTTCACTTTTCTTTTTTTTCGTTACATCGTTCATCGTTATTTCCCTTTTTTAATTTTCACTTT